CAGTTAAAGCGTCGAGTTCAGGAGCTTGAGCAGCAGATTCCCAAAGAACAGCGGCCAGCGGTCCCGAAAGAGCCTGATCCTTTTGCGTTAAGCGAAGCGGAGTTCCAACAGCAGGCACGATTAAGGGATGAGGCCATAGCTAGACAGGCTGCATATGATGCTCAACAGCGGTTCCATGAACAAGAACGCCAGAGAGTTCATCAAGAGCAGATACAAAAAGAGCAGGAGCTTCTTAACGATAAGGTAGCTACCTACTCCCAGAGAGCCGTTCAATTAGGTATCTCGACAGAGGAACTGCAAGTCGCTGGTAACTCAGTAGCGCAGTTTGGTATGTCAGATGAGGTTATCAACTATATTTTAGAAGATGATCTCGGTCCTGCAATTACCAAGTACCTCAGTCAGAATATTGCTGAATTGGACAGTCTTCGGGCGATGCCTCCGACACAGGCGGCAGTTAGGATAGCAACACACGTTCGTGCAAAGGCATCTGCACTTAAACCTAAAGTAAATGCGGCTCCGGACCCGGTGAACGCCCCAGAGAGAGCAGGTAAAGCTCCTTCTGCAAAGGCACCGAAAGGAGCGACTTTTGAATGAATGAGGTGATCCAGAAATGGCTAATAATCTATCCAGTAACATTACCAGACCCCTAGCGAGGGTCTTTCTAAATGCGTTTGAAAGCGCACGAGTATTAACTAAAACTGTCGATACACAGCTTCTTAGTGGTCGATTCAACCCATCTACAGGCTCCAACGTAGACTTTAAGCGTCCTCACGACTACAACTCAATCCGAACTGCTGGCGGTGACCTAACTGGTCAGGCTAAGTCAGATATCATTGCAGGTAAGGCAACAGGTACAGTACAGCCTTACTTCACAGTGGCTACAGAGTTCACCAACATCCAAGAAGCACTAGAGCTCGATCAGTTAGAGCAGATCCTTGCACCTATGGCGCGAAGAATCGTAACTGACCTTGAGACTGATCTTGGTTTGTATATGTTGAAGAACTCTTCACTTCGCTATGGTACACACGGTGTATTCGCTGATGCTTGGACTGATATCGCTGGTGCCGGTGCGCTACTCGATAGCATAGGTGTCCCGGCTGAGGCTGAGAAGTTCTATGTAATGAACCCGTTTACAGCGACTAAGCTTGCAAGCGCACAGAATGGCTTGAATGCGGCTGACGGACTTGTTCGGACAGCGTGGGAAAACAGCCAGATTTCTGCCAACTTTGGTGGACTTCGAGCGTTGACTTCTCAAAGCTTGAGCACATTCACTGCTGGTACTGGTGCAGACCGCGCAGGTACTCTAAGTGCTGCTCCTGACGCTACTTATGTCACAGCTAAAGACACAATGACGCAAAACATCGCTGTTACTGGTCTACAAGCAAACATGGTAGTTAAGGCTGGCGATATGATTAAGATCGCTGACGTTAACCGTCTAAACATCAACTCTCGCGTCGCTATGATTGATGAGAATGGTGCTGCGGTTCCGTGGACAGGCGTTGTGACTGCTGACGTAACTCTAAGTGGTGCAGGTGCAGGTACTCTAGTAGTAGCTGGTCCAGCAATCTATGAGGCTAATGGTCAGTACAACACAGTTGACGCTGCTCCTGCGAATGGCGCGGTTGTTACTGTCCTCAGTGCTACAGGTGCTACTTACCAGCCTAACTTGTTCTTTATGAAGCAAGCGTTTGGTATTGGTACTGTCAAGCTACCTAAGCTGTACTCAACTGATACTGTTGCTACTACTGAAGATGGTATGTCCATCCGAGTTAGTAAGTATTCAGATGGTGACACTAACACGCAGAAAGTACGTTTCGACTTACTACCTGCGTATGCCACGTTCAATCCGTTTATGGCTGGACATGGGTTTGGTGTATAAGACTCCCTGATGTGAGTTGGGCTCCTCTGGGAGCCCTTTTTTAAATATGGCAAAACCGAGTAAAGGTAAAGCGAAAGTAAAAGTCACTGCTTCTGGCAAGAAGGTTTCCTACGGGCAAGCTGGAAAGGCCAAGGGCGGTGGCCCTCGCGTTAAGCCGGGTACTAGCAAGGGTGATGCTTACTGCGCTAGGTCAATGGGTCAGATGAAAGACTTTCCCAAAGCGGCTAAAGACCCCAACTCTCCTCTTAGGCTTTCAAGAAAGAGATGGAAGTGTAAGGGTAGCAAGTCAATGAAAGGAGCAAAGTTTGAATGAATGGCTTATATGCAAACATCCACAAAAAGAGAAAAAGAATCAAAGCCCAGAAAGCTGCTGGTAAGACTCCTGAGAAAATGAGGAAGGTTGGCAGTCCCGGAGCTCCGACTAAGAAGGCTTTTAAGCAAAGTGCTCGGACAGCGAAGGGAGCTACATACGAATAATGGCTACTGTCGCGCAGGTTGCAAAGGCATCACTACAGAGAATACTCGTACAAGCTAGTGAGGCTCCGCTAGAGCCCGATGAGTATCAAGACTTTATATTCTCAATGAATAATTATATGACTCAGCTTGACGCACAAGGCGTTCAGCTTGGTTACACCGAGGTATCTAACTTAGGTGATGAGGTAACTATCCCAGCCGGTGCTCTGCGAGGTTTAATAGCTAACATGGCTATTGAGGTCGCTCCTGACTACAGTGGTGTTATCTCTCAGGGATTGGTTAAGGCTGCTAGGGAAGGTTACATTACTATGCAGACTATTGGACAGACTATGGGAGGCACTAGAATGCCTTCTACATTGCCAATCGGGTCGGGTAACGAGGATAGGCTTTACAGTTACTCTGGGCATTTTTATGCAGACTCTGAAGCAGATATATTGGCAGAAACTACAGGTGCGATAGGTTTGGAGACAAATACCGATGGTTGAACGAGCGCAAGGTAGGAAAAAGTCACAGTTCGTAGCTAAGACCACGGTCGATGCTGGCGCGTACATGGACTACTTCGTAAACGGCACTAACTATAAAATTGCTTACTCTAGTTTTGTAAGTGGCTTAGGTGTTACCGGAACTATCGTGCAGACCGGAGCAGCTTCAGGTACCGCTGTCTTGGACATAGATGGGTCTGTCAACAAGATAAGGAACATAGAGAACGGTCCCGGAGTGCTTTCTAGCGTTTCCTCTGAGAACGGTCTGAAGTTGCAACATAACTTCGTTGCTGATTCCACTGGGGCTCCATTACTATTAAATACCACTGATACCACGCCAGATATTGCTAGTTTGGTTGCTGGTACAGGTATTCAGCTAACGTCTACCAATAATTACGTTACTGTTGCGATTACTGCGTTGCCTTACGGTCAGGTCCATATACAAGGAAACTCTACCGCTACCACAATATCCACTCAGAACGTCCCTGTTAAGGCTGGAGGCACGTTTACTGTAGGTATACAGTCATCCTTCACCGGAGATACAACAGGCAAGCTGACGTACACAGGGACTGCTACAAACGTAGTTGCTGTTCATGTCTCAGCGACTATCAAGCCAGCATCTGCTAATAATCAAGATTTATTCATACAGATAGCAAAGAATGGCACAGTAGAAGCTGGTAGTAAGATAGTCAGAGAGGTAGATGCTGCTCAGACAGCTAACTGTTCAACATTCTTTAACGTGTCTGTTTCTCAAAATGATTACATCGAGCTCTATGTTGGTAATGCGAGTGGAACAGATAATATAGTTGTAACTGACGCAATATTAGGAATATCTAATTAATGCCCAATGTTATCCTACCAATAGCGAACGGATTCTATGAGAGCGACAGTCTGCCTATCTCAGCGCAAGAATGCACTAATTTCTATCCGAACATTGTTCAGGCTCCTGCGCTCAATCAAGAGACTTTATTCGGCACTCCGGGACTCACTGAGGTTGCCAGTGGAAGTTTGCTAGATAGTTGTCGTGGGGCTCACGAGATGAATGGTGTGCCTTACTTTGTAATAGGCGGTCACTTGTACAGCATGGCAGCAGATTACACGTTAACGCAAAGAGGTGTTATAGCAGGAACCGGAAGGGTCTCAATGGCTGATAATGGCACTCAGATGTTGGTTTTGGTGCCGGGTGGCAGTGGATATATCTACACTCACGCCAATACAACACTAACGCAGATTACAGATTCTGACTTTACAGCTAACGGTAATCCTCAACAGGTAGTGTTTATTGATGGATTCTTTTGCCTTACGACTGATTCAAAGAAGTTTATTATCTCTGCATTGAACAATGGACTAGCCTATAACGCGCTAGACTTTGGTACTGCTGAATCAGACCCGGATGAGATTGTTGCTCCTATCGTATTTAAAAACCAATTATTTATCGGTGGTTCGCAGACGATCGAAGCATTTCAGAACCTTGGCGGTGCTGACTTCCCATTTCAAAGAACAGGGCTATTTTTAAGCAAGGGAATATCTGCCGCATTTAGTATTCAGTCTATTGAGGATACATTTATTTACATTGGTGCTGGTGCTAACGAGTCACCTGCAATCTGGGCACTGAATGGTAATAGCGTTGCAAAGATATCCACTACCGCAATTGATAATCAGCTAAGTGATTTAACTCAGACCCAAATATCAGAAATCTACTCATGGGCATACGCCCAGAAGGGAGCATACTTTGTAGGCTTCGCACTGCCCGGTAGCACGTTTGTTTACGATACCATTAGTAAGAGGTGGCATGAGCGCAAATCGGTCGTAGAGGGCTCTCTAGGAGGCTACAGGGTCAATGCGCTGGTTAGGGCATACAATCAGATATGGGCTGGTGATTCTATTGATGGTCGTATAGGTAACTTGGACCCGGATGTCTATACAGAATACGGCACTGAGATACTGAGGACCGTAGTCACACAGCCATTCCAGAACAATATGGAATCGTTTGTGGTCCCGGATATAGAGATGACTGTTGAAAGTGGCGTAGGTGACGCAAACACACCGGATCCTCAGATTGGTATGGCTCGAAGCATTAACGGAAAAACATGGTCCGATACTCGGTTTAGAAGTATTGGTAAGATAGGCGAGTACAGACACAGACCTATCTGGAGACGGAACGGAAGGGCTAGTCGGTTTGAGTTGTTTAGGTTTACGGTCAGCGACCCAGTAAAGCCAGTATTAATACAATTAACTGGTAACATACAGGCTACAGCATGAGTTATAAGCTAAATCAAGGACAGCCTATAGTCGATGCCGATGGTACAATGGCACAACCGTTCAGACAGTTTACGCAAGAAGCTGCTTTAAGTATTCCGATAGTTGGAACAGGTAGCCCGGAAGGAGTAGTAGAAGCCAGACAATTTAGTTTATACCTAGACTCCAGTGGTGGAGCCGGGTCCATACAATACAGAAAAATGCAGCCTGAGATCGGTGGAGATCGCTCACAGGGCTGGATAGCGGTTTAGGAGAAAGGTATGTCTTTCGAGTTAATGATGGCCGGAGCGCAAATAGGTTCTGATTTATATGGCATAAAAAGCCAAAAGAAAATGACTGCTCAGCAAGAAAAACAGCGCAAAGTGACAGAGAATCTTATCCGTGACTTTGGGCTTGCTGGCATTGAGGCTATTACTCCAAGCTATCAACAAGCACAGAATATAAGACAGCAAGCACTAGATCAGACGCTAGGACTGCAAGGTGAAACATTTGCTCCTCAAATGGAAGCTATGAGGCGTGGTGATTACATGGCTCAACAGGCGGCTCTAGCAGGGCTTATGGGGCAAAGAAACGCATTGTTAGGCGATCCTATTAACTATGGTGCTTTACAGCCTCAGAGCGTCCCTGTGAACTACTCAGAGCTATCTGGGCTTACTGATCCACAAAGCCTACAGTTTCAGCAGATGCAGGTGCCTCAGTACACTAAGGGTGCAGAGCTAGGACTTACGCCTATTAATCCAGACGCTTACCTCGCAGCTAACCCGGATGTTTTAGCTGATTACGAAGCTAATAAAGACACTTTAGCTATTGGAGGAGACCCTACTTTAGCAACTAAACAAGGATTTGCTCTTAGGCATTTTGATCAGTACGGTAGGGCTGAGAATCGCCCAATGAACATACAGCAAGCTGCTGCCAGACAGACTACTACAACAGGACAGGCTACTGCCGCTGCTGGTTTTAGTCCAGCACAAGTTCAAAACATTTTTAACGCAATGGGTGGGGAGCAAGCATAATGGCCTTACAAGACTTACAAAGTATCCCATTCAAAACAGATCCTTCAAAGTACACTCCTGAAGAGGTCCAAACTGTTACGGATTTACTCAACTCTGGAACGGTAAATGTTGGAGAAGTTGCTCAATATTTTAATGTTCCTAAGTCTATTGTTATTAGTAATCTTGCAGGTATAGAGCCTAAGAGTGAATATACAGAACAAGAAGTCAGGAAGGTTGAGAAGCTGATTAATTTAGGTGTAGCAAGCACTGGAGACATTGCTGCTCACTTTGATGTCGCTCCTTCTGTAGTAGAGCAGAATCTAGCGGCAGACTTTGATTATACTCAGGCTCAAATAGCTGAGGCTCAGGCAGGTATGCCAATTACTGATATCCCTGTAGAGAATATTCCTGCTGACGGTAGCTATACAATTCAAGAAGTTGATTCTGTTGCTAACGCAATAAGTTCTGGGGCTATGAGTGAAGCTGATGTTGCTAAACAGTTTGGTGTCACAGAGCAACAAGTTAAAGATGAGATGGGCCGTAGGGCTGAGGTAGCTGCTGGTCAAGTGCCTACAATAGCCGATCCTTATGCTGGTCAAGCCTTGCCTGATATGACTACTGCGCTAGGTGGCACTGTACAACAAGCACCAGTTCAAGCTGTCACCCAACCTGTCGCTCAACCTGCCGCGCTTCCTGCTGCTACTGTCGCTACTGCCGCTGCTCAACCTGTTGCTGCTCAACCTATGGGTGGATTTCAGGGTCAGTTACCTGCATTCGCAACGACTAATTACAGTACCGGAGCGGAGATACCTACTGGGTTACGTGGTTCAGAGATGGCAAGAAAGGCTGGTGCTCAGGGTGCCATTGGTATGCTTAATCAGCTAAACGTAGCATCGAGGCAAGATGTTAATCCTTATGCTCAGGCTGGTCTTAACGCACTACAACAACAACAGGCATTGTCTGGGGCTCTAGGTCAAGAAGCGTTTGATGCGGCTTATCAAGCAAGCCCACAGATGCAGTTTCTTAGGGAGCAGGGAGAGCAAGCTGCACTACGAACAGCGGCTGCAAGAGGTGGTGCTGGTGGTGGTAATGTAATGAAAGAGCTTGCTAGATTTAACACTGGCCTAGCTTCCGGGGACTTACAGAATCAAATAGCTAATCTCAATGCGTTGACCGGGCGTGGACTTACTGCCGCACAACAGCAAGGCTCTTACAATATGCAGACAGGACTACCTGCTGCACAAGCCATATCAAACTTAGGACAAAACCTAGCACTAGGAAGGACTAGGGTTGGTGAGCAGTTAGCCAATCAATACGGAGCGGCTGCTACGGATCTAGGCAATATCTACGCAGGTCAGGGTCAAGATGTAGCTAACATGATAGGCGGTCAGACAAGTAATATAGCCAACCAAGTCAATCAAGCTGCATTAAATGAGGCTAGGGCACAGCAAGGCTTTGGAACTTCAATGCAGGGCTCTGCTCAAAACATCGGAGGGGCTTTGGCTGGATTGGCACCTGTTCCTATAAATGTTCCTAACTATGGTGCAGTGGTATCTAACGCACTTAGTGCTTATGGAACAGCTAAAAACATGGGTCAGCAACAACAACAGCCAATGTCCGTAGGATTTAGTGGATTTTTTGGTAATCCAAATAATTATTACAATCCTCAAAATTATGGTGTTCCCATGTATACAAATCCTAATATGTCAAACATAGCTTAGAGGTCATCATGGCATTAGAAGATAT